ATATTTTACTTAGATGTATGGATTGCGATAACGAATTTAAAAGGTATACTCAAAGAATCAAAAAGTTAATAAAAAACAAAAAACATATTTGTCCAAATTGTTTAAATAATTCAAATAAAGAATCCATTTATAGAAGAATCAAAAATAAAATAAAATCATCTGGTATTGTATTTGACGAAGAGTACACTGGTATGAATAATATATATTCGTTTACTGATAGCTTTGGTAATAGATGGAATGATACTATGGCTAATGTGTTAACTAAATATAATTTAAAGGACGGAGTTGACTATAATAAGACATTAAGATTTTCTCAGACTGAAAATAATATTGAATTATTTTTAAATAGTAAAAATATAAAATTAGAAAGACAATATAAAGTAACATCAGATGAAAGATATTTTAAAATTGATTTTCGAATATTATTTGATAACAAAGAATATTTTATAGAATTTAATGGTAAACAACATTATGAACCAATTGAATTTTTTGGTGGAGAAACTGCCTTTATAAAACAAAAAATAAGGGACAAAAAATTACGAAATCTCTGTATAATAAAAGGAATACCTTTATTGGAAATACCTTACACCAAAACAGAAAATGAGGTTTTTCAAATGATAGATGAGTTCTTATATAAATAAGGGTATCTTATAACTATTTAATATGAACGTAGTGGGGAGGTATTCTAGTGCGAAATTTTTATTATTTAACATAACAAAGTAATATGGCATCATGTCGCGGCTTTCGCTGATATATTCAACGATATGCAAGTCTATGTTTATGATGTTGATGGTAGTGCTATTGGTGAAAAAACTATTCCAGTTCACCTTGCTCCAAAAGAAAAAGTAGTTGCTGCTTTACAAAAAGGCAACTGGGATACTGATGGTTCTATTGTATTTGAAAACTATCTTCCAAGCATTTCGGTTGTTTGGAATGGTATTACTCTTGATCGTGAACGTATGAGAGGACAAAGAGACGCTCGCCGTCTTTATGTTGAATTAGATTGTGAAGAAGAACCATGTAATTCTGAAATTATTCATACTGATTTTCAAACCGTTCCTTACAAGTTAAGTTTTGAAGTTACTCTTTGGGCTAAGTATATGGATGATATGGCTCAGATGTTAGAAAATATTCTCCCCTTCTTTCACCCAGAAGCATATACAAGTTTCTATGAGAAAGGTATTCAATCAGAAAGAAAGATTAAGATTGAACTAGAGAATACAAATCTGAATTTTGTTTATGAGTTAAACCAACCAGATCGTAGAGTTCTTCAATCTAACCTTACATTTAATGTAGAGTGTAATTTTTATAAGCCTGAAAATCCAATTACTAAACCAATTAAACGCATCTACATAGATATTGCTGATGTACAAAGCGAAACTTCTGCTTACGGTGATACTGTTATGGTAGAGGCAAGCGGCGGTGCTTGTTTTGTGGATATTGATGATAATCTTAGATGGTTTATTAAACAGTTCAATCAAGAAAATGAAATTTACGCAGCGCAGAGATATAATGAAACTCAAGGATTGGCTCCTCAGCCACGTACTGAAGAATACCCATCGTTAACTGAACAAGAAATTGAAAATGAGTTTAAACGTGATCCTGTATTTGATCCAGAGTCAGATGAATATAAGTTTACGAAAGCTTCTGCTGGTCAAAATGTTTATACTATAGTTGATAGTTCAGTAACAGCGGGAGATTCAATTCTTGCTCAAGTTTATAATCCTTATAGAGAAAAGATTATATTTGTTCAGAGTGTATCTGTAAGTAATGGTCAGTTTACATTAACTCTTTCAGATACACCACCAGTTGAAGGATATGATATCGTGTGGAGAAAAGTATGAGTAACAATAAAAGAGCACATAAGCAATTATCTGATGCCCTTGAGATCGACCCAGACACAGAAACTGGAGTAGAAGAAGAGGAAGATAATGCCGCAGAACTTATGGCTAGACTTAGTAAATTTAAAGAAATGAAAGAAGACGCTAAAAAAGCTGCTGCTGAAAATGATAATGATTTTATTAAAGAAACTCTTCGTGAATTAGCTCTCATGGGACTTCATGCTGGTAGAGTATTAGAAGATGAAATTGAAGTAAATGCTAAAGGGAGAGACGTTGAATGTCTCGCTGGTATTATGAATGCTACTAGGGATGCTTTAAAGAAACTTCAGGATGTTGATTTGGATGATAAAAAGATGACTATTGAAGAAAAGAAATTAGCTATAAGACAATCTAGTAATGGCAAACCTAATTTAACTCAAAATAATATGTTTGTTGGTTCTCATAATGATATGCTTAAAGCAATGAGAGATATTAAGAAATTAGATGAGAGTAATGAAAATAATATTATTGATGTGGAAAGTGAGAATATAGATGCCGATTGATTATTCGAAACCAGGGATGAAAAAACCAGGAGCAGTCTATGAATGGACATCTGAGGAACAAATTGAGTTTATGAGATGTGCTCAAGATGTTATCTATTTTGCTGAACATTATTTTTATATTGTCCATCCTGTTAGTGGTAGGCAGCTTATTAAATTACATGATTTTCAGAAAAACATGCTCAAAAATTTCCAAGCCAACCGATTTAATATTGTGTTGTCTAGTAGACAGATAGGAAAAACTACTTGTTCGGCTATTTACCTCCTTTGGTTTGCTATGTTTAATCCAGATAAGAAAGTAGCTATTCTTGCTAATAAACAAAACACTGCTGCTAAAATTGTTTCGGATTTAAAAATGGCATATCTAGAAATGCCAAACTTTATAAAACCAGGCATTGAAAAGTTTGATGCTCTTGGTATTACATTTGATACTGGATCAGCTATTTTTGCTTCAGCAACTTCTGAAGATGCTATTCGTGGTCATTCTATCGCTTTACTTTTTCTTGATGAATTTGCGTTCGTTCCTGAAAATGTAGCTGACTCGTTCTGGGCAAGTAACTATCCAACTATTTCTTGCTTACCTAAGGATACTATTTTATTAACCAAAAATGGGTTTGAAGAAATTGGTGATTTTATTCCACACGGTTCTAGTAAAGGTGACTATGTTCCTATAGATGGTTTAGACGTATGGGGTAAACTAGGATTAGAAACAGCCTCTCATTTTTACGTATCACCGAAATCAAACACAAAAATTATAAGAACTCGTTATGGGTTAAAACACGAATCTACTTTAGATCATCCAATTTACACTCTTGATGATAACTCTTTAAAAATGAAACGTAGCGAAGAGATAGAACTCGGTGATTCTGTTAGAGTTGATTATGGTATGCAAGTTTTTGGTAATAAAGATGTTATCAATTACGAAGATAAAGGTAAATACACCAACGGAAAAAGTTATTCGTTAGTAGTACCTAAACTAGATAGAGAAACTGGATATTTAATTGGTGGGTACATTGGTGAGGGTTGGATGTCTCAAAATAACGTTTTTATATCTAATAGCGAAACAGGGTTTAGAGAAGCTTATATTTCATCTGATGTATTCTCATTTAAAACGACGAAATGTGATACCCAGAAACTATCTTCTAATCAAGAAACATATAGATTTTTTAAGTATATACTTGGTGATGTGTCTGATAAAAAATGTCACGAAAAGACAATTCCTAAATCTATACTAAAAGCTTCAAAAGAAGTACAACAGGGATTTTTGGCTGGGTTAATTGATGCTGATGGCTCAGTATTACCAAGCGGGGATGTTGTCATAACATCTACAAGTGAGGCGCTATTATTACAATCACAAATGGTTCTTTTGAACATGGGAATAATTTCTAATTTACATAAATTGAAAATTGATAAGAAGAAAATTATCGGTAATTATGTCTTGCCTCAAGGAAAAACTGTGAAACCCCTAAAAGATTCGTATCATTTGGTTATTTCTAGGTGCTTCGGTAAAGAAATTAAGGAGTTTGGTTTAAAATTAAGTAGAAAGAACTCTAAACTAAGAACTGATATTGAGGATAGGTATAAAAATAAACAATTTAAAGTTCCTTTAAATAAACTAGTGAAACAAGAATTGTTAAAAATATTTAAAATATCTGGTTTAACAAAAAAGTACTTCAGAGATAATGGTTTACGGTTAGATAAAGTTTTTAGTGCTCAGTCTAGTAATACTAATATAAATTGGCTTAAAAAGTTTATTAAAATCTCAGGAAACAGTACTGAATTATTAGATGATATATTACAAAGTAAATGTTTTTTCGATGAGGTAGTTTCTATAGAATATAACGAAACTGAAACCTATGATTTAACTTGTCCAGAAACTCATAGTTTTTTACAAAATGGTATATTAGGAAGCAACACTGGTGGTTCATGTATTATTGTATCTACCCCAAACGGTACTGGTGGTCTATATTATGACATATGGCGTAAATCTAACCTACCAGAGGGACATGAAGCTAAAAGTGCCTTTAAGTCATTTAAAGTGAATTGGTGGGAAGTTCCAGGCAGAGATGATAATTGGAAAAAAGAAACGATAGCTAATATTGGTAAAGTTCGTTTTGCAGCAGAGTATGGTTGTTCATTTACTGGTTCAACACATACACTTATTGATGGTGATGCTTTAGAAAGGCTGATCGGCAAAGAACCTATATTGATTCCCGAAGATGGTTATTATATATGGAAGAAACCTGAGCAAGGTAGACTGTACATGTTTGGGGTGGATGTTGCTAAAGGTTCTAACAATGACTATCATGTAATTAATATTTTTGATGTTACACATTATGGAACTACTGGTAGAATTGAACAGGTTGCTATGTATCGTAAAAATGATATTGATCTATTTGCTTTTATCGCAAAGATAAAAATGATAGCATCACATTGGGGTAAGCCTCCTATTATTGTAGAAAATAACCATCTTGGTTCCGTTGTTTGTACTGATCTTTTTGAATCAGAATATGATAATCTCTTTTATGATTATGAAAAAGGAGATTATGGAATTAACGCCAATATTAAAACAAAGCCTATTGCTTGTAGTTATCTTAAGCAAGACATTGAAGAAGGAAGAATGATAATTAATTCAGAAATTTTAGTTTCTGAGTTAGGTTTCTTTGAGGAGACTCGTCGTGGTGTATTTGAGGCTCGTAAGGGTAATATGTTCCATGACGACACTATAGCTGCATCTTATTGGGTAAGTTATTGTTTACGTTCTAGATTCTTTGAAGACTTCCTTCATTACTTTAAGGATAAAGACCACGCTGCTGTTAAAGAATTAACTAATAGTAATACCGATGAATTAGCAGATGAGGATATTGCTAGTTCATTTTTCGGTGGTTTAGGGGATGATGATGATGCCAATATGTTCCAAAACGATTTGTCAAAAATATAAATAGTTTTTAATAAGCTTTAAAACACCTTTTTCTGTTAATTACAAGTATCTACGTATAAATAATAACAGAACAGATAAGGAGCTTACTATGGTGCAGGTTTCCCCAGGTGTAGAGATTATCGAAAGAGATTTCACTCTTCGAATTCCAGTTCAGACCAGTTCAACTGGCGCAATTGTAATTGCGGCTGAAAAGGGACCAATCAATACCCCAGTACTTATTAATACTGAAAAAGATTTAATTGAAACGTTCGGTGAACCAGATAATGTTAATTTTAAACATTGGTTTACCGCTCAAGCCTTCTTAGGAGGCTCAGACCAGCTTTGGGTTGTCCGTACTGAGGACGATCAGAAAAACATTGCTGGAATTACCGTTGGTATTTCGGGTGGCGCAGACGTTGGATGCGGTACAGAAATCCCAGGTGCTTTCCCAACACCTAAGTTGGCAGAAAACTTCCCACTCACTTACGATGGCGTAGACGAGACGGAAGCAATCGAAGGTGGGTCTCCTGTATTTAATCAGGAACTCTTTAAGATTTGGGGTGTGGGTGCTGGTCCGTACTATGAAGAGGTTCAGGTTGTTATTATTAATAATAATGACTATACTCAGCTTCTTAACTTTGAAGAAGAACTTGCTCAGGTAACTACTTCTCCAGAGAAACAAGCAATCATCAAGAAGTTTTATACTGGTACTCCAGCCGCTTCTGCTGATGCTGTTTGGAACAATAACCCATTACCATCTACTGATGATTATTATACTGATGCTGGTGACTATCTTAGTTGCTCACTTCTTAAAGATGATATTATCACCCAGACTGTAATTTCTGGTCAGACTATTTGGTCTGTTGATCAACTTGCTCTTGCAGAATACACTGGATTTGAATTCGGACCATCTGCTTCTGATGAATTTGCTCTTCTTGTATATGATCCAAATGGTAATGTTTCTAGTTCTTATATTTCTTCAACTGACCCAGAAAAAGTAGACGATTTTGGCAACAAAATGTTTGCTCCTGATCAGGTTAACGGAAATGACTCATTGATCTACTTCTTTGTAGCTCATAGTGAATTTGCAGCATCAGGTGTTACTCCAGTTTCTACTGGTAAAATAAACCTTGCTGGAGCAGACCCACTTACTGGTTCATTCAATTCGGATGGTACTCAGAACGGTAGTCTTGCTGATCTTAATGGTGAAATTGAAACACAGTTTAGAGAATACTTTACTAACAAAGAAACTATTGAGATTGACATTCTTCTTGATCCAGATTACCCAACTGTAATTAAACAGGCAATTGATGATATTTGTAAGAATGTTCGTAAGGACTGTATGGCTATTCTTAACATCCCAGAAGATCAGATGGTTAATCTTCAGACTCGTAAGCAACTTAAGAATTTTGCTACTAATATGAAGGATTACATCAATGGTTCCTTGAATATCAACTCTTCATATAGTGCTATCTATGGACAGTACATTGAAATTTATGATCTCTTTAACGAAGTCAATAGATGGGTTCCTGTAACTGGATATGTTGCGGGTGTGATTGGTCGTGTAGACTTTAATCAGGCTCAATGGTGGGCACCAGCGGGTCTAAACCGTGGTACTCTTGATACTGTGATTAGTGTTGCTATTAATCCAACTCAACCACAGCGTGATATTCTTTACAGAAACCGTATTAACCCAATCATTAACTTTGTTGGTCAGGGTGTAGTTATCTGGGGTCAGAAAACTTTACAAGCTCGCCCAAGTGCCTTTGATAGAATTAACGTTCGTCGTTTATTCTTACACCTTGAGCGTAGCATTGAGAAATTCGCTCGCTTCTTCCTTTTCGAAATCAACGACGAGCTTACTCGTTCAAGATTCCGTGGATTGGTAAATGGTTTCCTCGCTGAAATCAAGAGTCGTAGGGGAGTAACCAACTACCGTGTGGTAGCAGATTCGAGTAACAATACTTCAGATGTCATTGACAGAAATGAGTTTGTTGCTGAAATTCTCATCCAGCCAGCTAGAGCAATTGAATTCATTCGACTTGTATTCACTGCTGTTGGTACTGGCGTAAGCTTCTCCGAAGTGGTGGGTGGAGCATGAGACAAATAAGAATAACAGGAGGTAATTAATATGCCATTTCCAGAAGGTGTAGAACCAATGAACTTATATAGCTTTCGTCAGACTGTACGTGACGTTAGCAGACCATATTTGT